GTAGAAATCTATCTGAATAATCATCCACCTCCTCAAGCTGATACCTAATACTACTTTCTGTTTTATTGTCTACATTACTTCCATTTTCCTCTTGGAAATCTTTATTTGTCTTTTCATATCCGGTCTTATACCTATCACCTGCCTCCTCTAACCCTGCCATCCATACGTTTCTTGCAACCTCATAATGGGAAAGATTTTCTTCCAGACCTTTTGCCGCTTTCCTTGTGCTTTCAGTTTTCATTAGACTTTTTAAGGAATCTATCATATCGTTAATAAAATCAAGTATCTTTTCTCCTAATGTCCGATTTTCTTTAACAATCTTATCCACATAGCTAGGATCATTTAAGAACTTTTCGGTGGCATCCGCTGAAATTTCATCAATAATTTGCTCCCTTGTGAGCTTCTGGCCTGATTTCTCATAGTTTCTTGAGTATGATTCAATCAAATCATCAAATGAAATAGAATTTGCTTCTGTCAGAGCTTTGACTGCTGTATCCTGATACATTTGGTAGAGATCAGGCGAGTAATCTTGGATAAAATGTGTTAATTCATGAGAAATTGAAGCATTAAAATTCTTGGAATTTATTGAAATCTTGATTCTTCCAGGCTCATACGATGCTACAGCTCCATTTTCTATATCATCTATTAGTTCAAATTTAAGTCCAGTTCTTTTTCCAAAAGATTCAGCTACTTGTTTTTGTGCATCTGTTGCTAAATCAGCAGCCTCCTGGAGCCCACCTATTTTTGACTGTGTTTCAACCATATTCCGCATCTGTCCTGTTGCTGGATTAAATCCAATTTCAATGTTTCTATCTTTTGCACCTGCTTTATATGCTTCTGCCGCTTGATCGGGTGTTATCATTGCCGCCAATGCTGATTTATCCGCATTCTGCATATCCATGTTATAACGTCCTGCATTGTAATATCTGGAAAATGCCCTGTAATATGTTTCAAGATCACTTCCATTTTCATAAACGCTTTTAAAGGCTTCCTTACCATTCTTTCCATAGACTTCTGACCATGGATTCAATTCTTCTGCATTAAGTGTGTTCTGAGTAGTAGATTTTATTTCCTGTCTCTGCTGCATTTCATTATTTAATTTTGGCAGAGGTCTAAATGTTTCGCTATTAGATGGAGTTTCTTGATTTAGATTGTCTTCTCTAAATATCGAAGGATCAACCGGATTCTGAATGTTTAGCGGTACTTCTACCTCTGTCTGTAAAGTGGTAGCTGCTTCTCCATTCTGCTGGCCCATATTATTTACGAAGGAATCAATATTTCTATCAAACTTTCCTTTTTCATAATTATTAATAAATCCTTTATTCTGCTGCCGTGCCGCAAACTCTTGTGCCGTCCTCTGTAGATCAACTGCATTCTGATAATCACCGTTAGATTTGTAGTTATTTATATCAGTATCAATCCCTTGTGCATATTCACTATAGTCTTGATTTATTCTGCGCCCGGTACTTATGGTATTCGCATAATTGCTTGCTGCGTTTATACCCATAACACCGCCGCCCATAACTCCACCGGAGATTGCACCACCTAATCCAGCTACAACAACATTTTTCAAAATATCTTTATATGCTTCTTTTTTTGCATCATTTTCAGCCATTCCATTGGATATGTACGATTTTACACCTAAATCATAATTTGATAACTCCCCCATTACAACTTTATCAGAAATGGTATTTGCTATTTCAGTAAACATTTCTTCTGACCCTTCTGTAATAGCCTGCTTTCCCATGTTTTTTAGAACGTCTTTTACTCCCTTTACAGTAACTGTCTGTAAACCTTTTAATCCTCCTAAAGAAAAAGCCTCTCCGGCCGCTTCCCATGCTCCAGAAAGAGTAGCATTTAGTAATGCCTGATTGTCACTTCCTCCTCTCTGAATTGAATCCAGTAATTTTCCTGTCCCTGCTCCTCCTCCTGCAAATGCCAAGCCAGCATTGCCCATTGGTAGTCTTGCCAATGACTGCCCCATAGACAAGCCAAGATCAACTAAAGGATCAACTACATCTCCCGTATTTTCTTTTATTCCTTCCCTTGTTGCACTTTCCATGTAAGAGGGGCTAAAAGCTATATCATAAGGATTTATTTTTTTACCGCTGGCTTTATCACCTAATGCCTTTACATAACCAGCAGGAGCCATGTACGCCCCCATACCAATATTTCCTATTGCACCTTGCACTGGATGCTCCGCAGAATATGCTTTTATCTGCGGCGTTACGGTTTCAATACTCCTCTTATCTAATTCCGTTGATAATGATTCAATATAATCCGTTCCCTTTTTCTTTCCATACTTACCAACAAAATAATTATAGGTATCTTTTTCGGCATCTGTCATATATAAAACATTATTTCTTCTTGCCTTCATAATATCTGGGTCTAATGCATCTTTATAGAGAGCTAAGACACCCTTTTTCTCACTATTATTGAACAAGACGCTTTCATTTCTACCTTTATCAACCATATTTCGATAATCCGGCATCGTACTAATATTTTCTACATTATTTACAAATTGAGAGTTCGCCTTTTCACGGTCTGCTCTCCAGGCATCAGCTTCACTTGTCGTTCTCCCGGTTGTTCTATTGGACGCATAGTCTCTGGCAAGGTTTGTTAGGTCATTTCTATTTTTGGACGTTTGATCGTCATTAAAAAATGTATATTCTGTAGAATCTTTTACCTTCTTTTTGGTTCCGAAATGGAATGTTTTGTATCTTTTATTAAGAAGATATCTTACATTGTCATTCATAACATCTTCATAACTATTATCATCCGTCCAATATGCTGCATTTTTCTGCTTTGCCGTTAATCCTGATGTGCTCCCTCTTCTTGAGTTTAAATCATTCTGATAATCTGAATCAGACGCAGACTCATCATATCCCTGTCTATTCTGCTTTAAAAACTCTTCCACACGTTTAATAGCCATATTTCCACCTTACTTCCTTCCCATCATAGACAATGCATATTTCATTGCATTTATTTGCGATTCGTCTATATACCCCTCTTTTAAAAGAGTCTGCACCTCTTTACTTGCTGTCGGAAGACTCTTAGTGTCTTTGAAAACATTATATAGATAATTTTGGGCTTCCCCATCTGTCAATTTTGCTACCTTTTGCTTGCTTAATGCATTATCTGTCTTAGATGAAAGTTTCTGTTTCGCCAAAGAATTTGAAATTGCATCCTGCTGCTTTTTATAACTAAATTCTGTCTGCCAGTTCTGCTGCGCAAGCGCATCCTGACCTCTTTGGTATGCGTACTGCTCCGCCCATTGTTGAGCTGCAAGGTCAGACTGATAAGATCCAAAGTCATTCCCATATTCCTGATTGTATCTATTATCATAATAACCTAAATCCCATTGATAATCGCCTACCGTATCACGGTACCTACTGTAATCAATGTTATCTTGGTTATTTACCGCATTAAGCTGATTGTATAGTTCCTTGCCTTCATCCTGGTACTTACCATACAATCTATCACGTATATCAAGACTCCGATCATTTAACTGGCTCAAATAACTATCATAGGCTTGCTGCCCAACCGCCGCCGAATATGTCGAACCATACCCACCAGTTAAGGCAGCGGCATTCCCGGTTGCATCTCTCATGGCTTTTTGTCCCTGCTGTACATAATTCTCTCTGTAGTTTTTATATAGATCGCTTTTATATACACTGTTTTCATTAAACGAGGATCGGTTCATTATAGTATCTAGAATATCATCCACTTGACCACTATAGTTACTGCTAAACTCGTCAGGCCTATTATTTTCCAATCCTGTTAATTTGTTTTTATACTGCTGAACATTTTCAGAAGGAGAATACTTCTGGTAGTTGTACCCTGACATATATTGTGACTGTGTTCCATTTCCTGCACTATTTCCTGATGCCCCCACATTCCCACCAGCTTGGACCGGGGACGATGAGCCATTCTTTCCTTCCCTTAATATATTTAAAAGCTGTGTGTTCTGTTTTGCTGATCCAGTATAGTTATCAATTCCATATTGCTTAGCCATATTTTGCCTTGATGAATAAGAACTATCTTTTTTTACGTTTTTTAAATAATCTACAATGCTCCCAACTGCCATACACGCTCCACCTTTCTAATTTAATTAGCAATCTCAGTTCCATATCCTATTTTCTTGCTTATTCCTATTAATGTTATATCTCCATACCCAGATAGTCGGATTTGATAATTTACACATCTTCTAGGTAAAATATTTATCGCTTGGCTTCTGCTCATTTTTGCTATAAGTGTATTTAATAGCTGCCAGTCTTGAGATTCATCATATTTAATGAAAATATTAACCTCAGCCCCTGGTCCCATAATAAGATTAAATACAATTCTTTTTATATATTTAAAATCAAACACTCCTTCTGTTATATCTCCGGTTTCCAGGCTCCACTCTATTAACTCTTTTCGTTTACCTGCAATTGTAAACAGATTACCATCTGCATCAATACAATACAGATCACCTTCACCATTTACACAATGGATCAAGTGAAGATTATCTTCTTTTGACCATATCTTCCGTTCCATATCATAGGTGTATATATTCCAGATTCCATTCTTATCTTTTAACGATGCATAATATTTATTATTGTACTGTCCTCCAACACCAGCACTAAATACCAAGTTTTTTATATTTGTTGATACTGTTTCCGGTTGCGCTCCATTAAATATGCATACTCCATTTCTTGACACATAAAACAGAGTTTCATTTACTACTGAAATTGTTTTAACACAATCCAATGCGACTCCATTCACTCCAGAGGTCATTATCTGATAATTAGAAGGTTTGCTTCCATAAACTTTATGTATCGTATCTTCCTTGAAAAACATTACATAGCCAAGGTAAGAGATACAGCCCGTAAAATCTCCGTCTGATCCAATAGTTGCGGCATATGAATCTGTGCTTATTCCCTCAAATGCTTTCCAGTTTGTGGGGTCCCCTAATTTAGAAGCATATACTTCATGGTTTTTACTTGAACACCCCCACAACCTATTTTCATTTTCACAGAGGAAATCCATATCCGGCATTGTTCTTTCTATTTTCAATCCGCTGCTTTGTGTAAACTTTTTTTCCAAATCTCCAATGAGGACAATATAATCATCCTCTTTGTCCTGAATAGTGAACGTCTTGTTAAAGCCTTCATTAGTACAGCCAGTCATTACAACCCCATCATACTTACTAAATTGTTTCCCTATTCCAACACACATAATTTTTATCATCGTTGCACCTTCTACCAACGGCTCAAAAGAAGCCGTTGCATCCTGCTGCCAGAAAGCCTCTATAGGCTTCATATCACCCGTAGAAGTGTTATACATGATTTTGTCCGGGAGAATAACCAAATACGCTCCAACACCGCAAAATGCCTTGTCTGTATCAGTAACATCCGCTATCTTATTTGATTTATAGAATAGCTCCGTTCCATCTACATAAATCAATCCATTTTTGTGATATAATCCATGCGGTTTACTTATTTTCTTTATTACTTCTCCCCGATATTTTCTAGTTGATATAGCCGGAAACTTATCAGAAGACATATTTTTCATATCAGCAAATTCATTTTCCCTAATTACAGTCTCCGTATTCAATCCCAAAAATGTACTAATTTGAACTGTGCTTTCCTTTTGTGACGTTCTCAAAAATGGAAGTCTATTCATCGACTATTTGCCTCCTTTAGTAACCTGAAAAGTATCCTCTTGATTTTTGCTTATTATTTCTCAGATACCATGAATGAAAATTCTCATATGCTGCATTAAACATTACAACATCATTATTATAGCGTTCCGTTTCCTGATTCAAAAAATCCATCTTTGAGTATATATAATTTGCATACACATCCTGAAATCTATCAGGTATATATAACTTTTTATCCATATCAGTTTCAAAATCGTAAGGTACAAATTCTATATTCACGCCAATAGCATGGTTAAAAACTTCATCTATGGCTTGACCTTCTATCTCATTTATCCAGCCTGTAATGACTTCGCTATCAAATTGTTGGCCCTTAATTGTTAATATGTTTTCAATCAGTTTTTCCAGCGTCATTATTAACATTTCCTTCCTCTCCTACACTACTTTCAATTTCCTCCCCTTGGTCTAAAAGACCTGCGATTGTCGTTAATATACGGGCCTGTTGTATCCCCTTTATACTAAGCAACCCAAGACCATTTACTATGTCTATAATCTGTGTTTCCGTATATGCAATTTTTTTCATAATGCTATCCTCCTTAATCAATACGTTTTATCCAATCAATAATATGGTTTACCGCTGCTATAATCTGAGCTTCTGTTGCTGATGATGAAATTTTACTGTAATCATAAGTAACCCCTAGAGATATATCTCCAAAACTACCTCTTATCGTTGGGCCGTTCACAAGTGATATAGTATTTACACTTAACTGGCTCAGACTAAGATTAGAGGGTATAAAATCTTTATAAATTCTAAAACCACCGTCTACACTTCCAAAAACCCTATCT